GGTTGTGTATTCTCAGCCACTGTGGACTCGGGGGCTCCCTCCTCGGGAACTTGTGCCTCATCATCCATCATACTTCTCCTGCTAGTTTAAGAATCTGCAGCGCCATCGACCGCTGACCTTCATAGAAAGCCACGTCTCCGGGAGCTGCGTTGGGGGAATAGCTCACAGCGTGAGCTTTGGTTAAAAGATATTCACGTAGGGGTTTTTGCTTATCACCAGAAACTGCAGTACGGGATGCTGTACGCAACGCCCGTATGCTTTCTTCTTGTTTCTCATGGTGTGTCTGTTTTTCTTCTTTGGCGTTAGCGCCCTCTAATTCATTCCATCCCATCGGCAGCTCCCATTTGCTGTTCTTCTTGGGCCTGTACTTGTGCAGCCTGCTGCTGCAACTGGGTAATCTCCTGTTGCGTACGCAACACCTGCGGCGAAATGTGCTTGATCTCAGCAAGCTTGCCAAGCGCCTTATGCACATCAATGATCAGTCCCGCCTTGGGATCAACCTGACCAAACGACACAGCGGTCTGCGTAAACTCAAGCAAGTTCTGCTCGTCCACCGCCTGCTGGGCCTGTGCTAGCTGGCTGACAAACTCAAGCTGCAAGCCCTCGTCGTTCAGATCCAATTCCTCAGGGGCTAGATCAAGCTCAGCCATAAAGCTGTACACAGCGCGGATAATTGGGAACAGCATCTCCTGCTGCATGCGAGAAATAGTCGCGCCCATGTCCTGAGCAATAATGCGTGTGCGTGCCTGCACTTCCGTGGCCGTCATCGGCGTGCGATCTAACGGCCCGTAGTTATCAGCCATGAATGTGCCAAGGATGCTGTTACGCAAATCCTCAATCGTAAACAACGACACATCAAAATTACCTGTCGCAGGCAGCTCAGCAATCGTTGGGTTCTGCCGGTCGTTACTGCCAACAGGCATAAACGTGCCAGGCTCAAACGTCAGCGTGTAAGGATTGACCACACCGTCATCGACCACAGTGTAAATACCAGCGACCGCTTTGGCCGCGTTCTTTAGCTGTAGCTCTTTAATCTTGTTTAGCGCGCGAACGTCGGACAGCGCACGCAGTCCCGGCCCACGGCCATACACACTGCCAGGTACTTTGCTCCAACGCGACACAAAAAACACAGGGTTCTTGGTTGTCTTTTCTTCAAGCTTAGCGCCGGTGCCTTTATGGATAACAGCGTAATACCATAGCCCTGACGCCGTTTCATCGTTCAACGCAATGATGTCTTGGTCAGGCTTGCCCTGCTTTTCGCCAGAAATATCACGAAGTTCTTTAGGCACTTTGTTGCCATAAGCTTTGATCATTTGTTTGATGCTAAGTTTAAACTTACGCGCGACACTTACAATGTTGCCGCCATCATCCTCGTCAATAGCCAGCTCACCCAGCGGGACACACTTAAAGCGCAGACGCTGATTGTCTTTGTCTGGCTTCATCATAATCGCGCCGGTGCCGCCAACAATGCGATCCAAGATCGCTGGCTGCATTTCTTGATAGAAGTTTGAGCGTGAAAGCAACGAGAACATATTGTCTTCAATCACCTGCAGGGCAGGGCGCAACGCTTCACGATCCTCAATGCTAGGCACACCAGATCCCGGCGAGACGCGGAACCAGCGCTGCCACGGTGGCACAAGACCAGAGACAATGAGATTAGTCAGACGTTCAGCGGAATCAATCGCTGTTGAGTCAAACACCTCATCCTGAATCTCATTCGGCGTGCGTTTGTCACGGGTGTAAATCAGTGCGCGCTCGGGCGCAATGTACTTGTAAGCTGTCTCCCACAGAGATTCATACTCCGTGCGGCGACTAAACATTCCTTCCACTCGGGAAGTAGCTTCACGCGCATCCATAAATTACCCCAGTGTGCTGCGGCTGCCGGCGCCAGAGCCAGCTTGGCTTGACCCAAGAACAGAAAACAATGACTCCGAAGGTTCTAAGCTAGCGCGCAGCTGACGCCGCCGACGCTGATCTTGTCGTTCTTCTTCCTGCCTTTCTTGCGCTACCGTAGCTTGCGCTCTTTCTTCTTGACGTTGCACCTGCTGTTGGGCTCGCTGCTGCGCTTGTTGTGCCGCGCGCTCTTGTGATTTACGAGCGCTACGCGCTTGGCTAGCAGTAAACAAAGTACCGCCCACTACCGCCGCTGTTATAGGATCTGCCATGATTTATCTCCAAAATTCCAATTGGTACGTATCTACGGGTTCTCCATAGCATCTTGCAATAATTGGCGAGATACTTTCGACCCATTCCATACCGTACAGTTTATATGCGAAATAATAGAAAAGGTCAAAAAATCCTGCGCGGTACACGTAAGCAACCGCTTTATTCTGCGGTGTAGCATCCTCATCTTGTTCGATCATATTAGACGCTCGCCATTTAGCATACTGTACTCTCGCTACAGCGATTGCTCCAGGATCCCATAACCAAGAACTACTTAACTCAAACATTGCGCCAGCAAACGCAGCGTTTATGCGATCCACACTTACCGAGTCACCGTCTACTATATCATCCCAAGCATGAATGACATTAAGCAGCTCTACGCTAAGGCGAATGGCTTCAGCGTCACCTTGGTAGATAAAATCAAATAAGTGCTCAAAGCTTTCCGCAAACTCTGGCTTCATCGATGCTTCTAGCCTACTTTCCATGCGTTGTATCCTTTGGGTTTAAACGGTTTGCTGTGCTGCTTACTGCCCCACCGCCGGCCTGCTTTGCCGGCCAGCTGCGGCCCCTCATAAACGACGAGCCCATGTTGTAGTGCGTCATGTACGTGCGACTCAAATGTTTTATCCGGCACATCCCGAGGCTCGCCACTTTTGTCATGGGTTGTGTATTTGTACCCGCCCATAAAGCCCTCAAGCAGCGTAGTGCACTCGGCATTGATTAGCATGCCTGGCCTCCCCTCGACCATACGATTGAGAGGACGCCGAACGGCACCCAGCCGCGTGTCAAGATCGCTTGGCCCAGCGCGCGGCGTAAACCCTTCCTTGCGCAAGATCTCGAACGGCGTTGTCGCGCTAACTTGGTTGCGCTGGTTACCCGCCGGGTCACACCACATATCGTAGCTGTTGCACTCAGGAAACCGCGTGCGCAAATACTGCTTCAACTTACCACCAAATTCCTCGATGCCCATGTTCTGGCTGACTAGCTCTGACAATATGAGCCACTGCCCAACGGCATTTTGCTGGAACATTACCGCCGCCGGCGTCAAACCAAAGTCCACGCCAATACTCAGCGGGTGGTGACCGCTTGGCTCAAGCGGCGTCTCGGACTTGTGCACACGCACATTAAACTGCGGAAACACCGGCAGGCCATCCCGACGGGTGCCGTACTCACCGTGCACATGCACGTTCAACCAGTCCTCGTCGCGCCCCGATGCTAGCAGTAGCTCATAGTACCCGTCCGGCAGGTGCTCTTTGTTCTCCGCTTCCTCTGACATACCCGAGGGCTGACGGAACAACTGCTTGACCTCACGCCCAAACTTCTTGGCGTACTCCTGCAAGTTAGCGTCATGCTCGTCAGACTCAAACAATTTATGCCAAAAGGTGCTCGTCGCTGGCGGGTTAGTGTCCATAATCACCCCGACCCACGTTGGCGGCGCGTCACCCTGCTTCGGATAACGACCGATGCGGCCGAGCAAGTTTATAAAAATGTCCGGGTTCACCTCACGATACTCGTTAACCCATGCACCAGTGAGCTCCAGCGACAGCAAGTTACGCACATCCTCGGATGACTCCAGCGGACGAAACATCCACTCACTCTCGACCTTGGTACCGTCGGCCAGCGGGAACTGAAGCATAAAAGTGTTAGTGGTGGCGTACCAGCGCCCAGCCAGTCCTGGCGGCAGCCAGTCATGCACGGTCTTGATCGTCGTATCTTTTAACATCCGCACCGTGTTACGGATCACAGCAAAGCGAGTTTTGCGTACACCCTTTTTGTCAGGCTCCTGCAGGCAGGCCCGGCGCACCAGCTCCATCGCGCATGCCACCGATTTGCCTGAACCCAGCGGGCCCATCAGCCCACGTACTACCGCATCCGAGCGCATCATTTCCTCGGCAATAGGTGAAGGCTTAAAATTTATACCGTTCTCTGGCTCGTCCACTTCGCTCATGTGTTGACCTGAATATTGATCATAAACGGTGCAGTGTTCGCGTTAGCATCTTCTTGCTTGGATGGTTTCTCCAGCTCAGCATACTTGCACACATCCTCAATGGCACGAAGCCGAACCGCTGGGTCTAGCGTGCGATCTAGCGCAATAGCACCGACTTCCTCAATCAGCGTAGAAGCCAAGCGCTTAGTTTTCAGCCGCGCCTGCGTGGTCTCCTCGTCGATCATGCGTTTGTATGAAGCAACAGCACGTTTCACTGGCACCGACTGGCACACGCGCTCGTAATCATCCTGCGCTAAATCGTACTTGTCCCGCAGCTCATCAGGCGGGTGGTACTCCAGCGCAATATCGTACGCAAGCTCCTGCAGCCAATTCGACGGTTGGGCCGGCACAGGCTCAGGCGGGTTGTGCTTTTTTAAATCCATAGCCGCTATATAACACGATGAAGCCGAGCCGTAAAGAAAATAGCGTGACAACAATGTTTTACATACAAATTGAAAAATTGGCCTGAGTTGTGTGGCTGAAAGGCTAAGGCCGACCGCACGCGCGCATTTTTGGCCCCCGCCCCCCTGTTGCGCTGTCCCTGGAGCAAGGGGGGTACCCCGTAAATGTATGCGACCGTGTACACGTTGCACGCTGCACCAGCGCAAAAATGCCAAAGTAAATGACGCTTTACTAGGTAACGGGGGTTTACATTGTGAGTATAATCAACGGCTTACGGCTGGCACAGTAACATTGGTAACGGTTTGTTACCGCATAAGTACTTGATTATTAAG